ATCTCTGGCATACCGGCGGCCACCCGGGGGAAGACTGGGCATTCGGGATCACGCGGGCCGATCGGGCGCCCAAAGGGGCCCCCCCGGCCCCCCGTCAAAGGGGGGAGGCGCGGCCGCCCAGCAGCAGCTCGCGTTCGCTGTCGATGAACCGCGTGCCAACCGGCCGGCGCATGCCCTTCAGCGGCAGCGTCTTCAGCTGGCGCGCCGGGTCCTGCGCCAGGGCGTAGCTGGCCTGGGCGGCCAGCATGCTGGCAATCCGCCAGCTCGGCTCCACCGTCACCGCCCCGGTGTCGGCCATGCTGCCAAGCGTCGCCAGCAGTTCATGGTTGGCGGTGCTGGTGCCGAAGGTGGTCAGGGCGCTCAGCGTGCCGTTCTTGGCGGCGAATGCCTGCGCGTCCTGGTGGCCGGTCGCGGCGTAGCGGCGGCTCAGCTCCGTCTTCACCAGGGCCAGGTTGGTGCTGTCCGTCACCGGCAGCACCCAATAGGGATGCCATTCGCTGGTCACGGCAGCCAGCGCGGTGGTCAGGTCCAGCGCGCCGGCGCCGCCGCTCATGGCGGTGATGCTGCTGGCCAGGCCGGGCGGGTCGGCCTCGTCGGGCTCCACCGGCCCCAGCAGGGTCAGCTCGTTGCCCAGCGTGCTGGCGTGCTTGGCGGTCAGCGTGCAGGTGCCGGTCGCGCCGACCAGCCAGCTTGCCACCACCGGCGTGTTCGGCAGCGCGTTGATCGCGTCGCGCAGCGCCTTGGCGATGGTGGTGATCGTGTCGCTGGCGGTGACGTTGATCGCCACCCGGCGCCCGCCAACGCGGCGCACGATGGTGCCGGCCCCGGTCGGCGCGGCGGTGAACACGAAGGCGCCGGTGCCGGCGGTGCCGCCGCCGGGTTCGGCCACCACCACGCCCCACAGCTCGCTGGCCGTGTTGGCCGCCATGAAGTCGGCGGCCATGTCCTCGCCGGCGCTGCCGGCGCCGCAGCGCAGCGTCACGTCGGCCTGGCGGGTGATCCGGAACAGGGTGCCGCCGGCGGCGGTGCCGGCCGCGATCTTGGGCACGAACAGCAGCACCCGGCCGGGGAAGTCGAACACGCCGGCGTTGCTGTAGACCGGCCGAACCTCGGCCGCCACGCGCGGCAGCAGCGAGTTGGACTGCGGGATTTCGTTGAAGGTGATCGTCGCCATGGCTCAGTTCTTCCCGGGCTTGGGGTCGGCCGGCAGCGGCGCCGGCTGGGGTTCCAGCAGGCGCAGCTCGCCAGCGCTCAGACGGCGGCGGATGAACAGGTCCAGCTCCACGTCCATGCCCTCCGGCTCCTCGGCCGCAGGCAGCACCAGGCGGCCGTTCGGCAGCGGTACCGGATGTTCGGTGGCAACCACGGTGATGCGCGGCATTCAGCCCTCCACGTAGGCAGCAATGGTGTCGTCGCCGGCCGGGGCGTCCGAAGCCGCTGGCGGTGCGATCACCGGGTTGAAGTTCCAGGTCAGGTCCAGCGCCGCCAGGTCGTCCAGCGCGGCCACCGCGTCATCGGCCACCAGCGTGGTGGGGATGCTCAGCGGAATGCCCAGCACCGCCTGGTTGTCGGCCAGGAACTCGGCGGCCAGGCTCACCGCGCTGCCGCAGCTCACCGTGCCCACATCGTCAATGGTGAAGGCGTGGGTGGCCAGCATCGCCACCGCCGCCATGTTGGCCAGGCCGGGCGACTGGCGGTCGCCCAGCAGCCGCAGCTCGGCCGTGTTGCCCGCCACCACCAGGTGCAGCTGCCAGCGCTGCGTCACCAGCGGGTTCACCCCGGCGGTCGCCTCCACATCGGCGCCCAGAAAGGCGATGCCCACGAACGGCATGCGCGTCGTCATCCGCTGCCACACCGCCCGGGTGATGCCGGCGGGCATCAGCTCCAGCGCGAACTGAGGCGCCGGAAAGAACCGGCTGAGCCGCTCCTTGAGGGCGCGCGCGGTGACGGCGAAGGCGCCCTGGGCGGCCGGGTCGAAGCCCTGCATCAGTACAGCCCTTCCTGGCCACGCGGCTGGAACAGCGCCGGGCGATCACTGGCCTGGGCGGTGGCGCCGGAAAGCGAGATGGGGTCGGCGTCCAGCAGCGCGGCGCTGCCGGCGGCGACGCTTTCCAGCCAACGCATCGCGTCCTTCTGCGCGGCGCGCATCTGGTCGCTGGGCGCGGACTGGCCGCCCTGCGCCAGGTCGTAGCGCGCCAGCTTGCAGCAGCAGTCCACCAGCACCAGCGGCACCGGGGAGACCGGCGTGACGTAGCGGCGGGCGATGTAGCTGTCGATCGTCGCGCTGGCGGCGGCGAGGATGCCATCCACCCGCGCGGTATCGGTCGGCCCATCCACCTGGCCGTCCTCGGCCGCGAGGCGGGTGATCTCCGTCTCCCCGTAGCGCAGCTTGAGGTCGGCCAGGGTGGCGTAGGGCATGGCTTACTCGGCGGCCTTGGCCGGCCTCTTCGGCGCGTCGGGCGCGTCGCGCTCCTCCACGTCGAACAGCGGCTCGGCCTTCAGCGCGGCGAGCTGGTCGGCGCTGAACTGCGCCGCCGGGTATTCGTTGCGGCCCGGCTGGTGGGTGGTGCCGGCCCGGTTGAACGGGCCGGGCGCGCGCGAATGGACGACGATGATCTTGGCCACGGGTGGCGCTCCTTCAGCTGTTGGCGAGCCAGGGGATGACGCGCAGTTCGAAGGCGCCCATCCACTCGTTGTTCTCGGTGCTGCCACCGGAGACCGACAGGAACTGGTTCTTGGTGATCGCGCGGCCGGCGCCTTCCAGCGACTTCGGCACCACCAGATGCGTGGGCGTGATGGCGATCGGCGCGCCATCCGGCCGGCGGCGCGAACCCATGGCGGCCACGGCCGCGGCGATGTTCGCCTTGGTCAGGTCGGCCTTGGACTTGTACGCGGTGCGCCATTCGCCGTAGCCGGCGTTCATGCGGCCGTCGGTGCCCCAGAGGAACTGGTTCCGGTCAAACACCGCCGGGTCCTGCAGGCTCTGCCGGGCCACCATGGCGAAGGGGCGGCGCAGCTGGAACACGAAGGGCTTGAGCGGCCGGCTCAGGTCCAGCAGGTACCAGGGCGCCCCGCTGCCCGACTGGTAGTTGCTGGCGGTGGTCTTCGCGCCGGCCGCCGTCCAGTCGTCGTGGTCGGTGTCGAAGAAGTACTGGCCATCGGGGCCAAGCACGCTGCCGCCGTTGTTGATGATGTCGCTCATCAGCCGGTCGGGGTATTCGCCCGCCAGCATGCCCATGCCCTGGATGCCCAGGTTGAACATGCCGAAGCGGTCGTCCTCCAGGTCCTCGCGGTTGATGCCCAGCGTGAACTCGAAGGTCTTGTTGCGGATGCTGTAGCTGCTGGCCGAGAGGCTGTTGATGACGCGGTCGCCCACCCATTCGCGCACGCCCGGCAGCATGTCCATGCGCGGGTAGATTTCGTCGCGCGCCTGGCTGTCCACCGTCAGGCACAGCTCCTTGTAGAAGCTCGGCGCGGCGCCCAGCCACTTGTTGAAGCTGGTCTGAACGCCCGTGTAGAGGCTGGTCAGGAAGTTCAGCGTGATCTGCTGCGGCATCTGATTAGATCTCCACGTAGGTCTGGCCGGCTTCGATGCCGACCAGCACGCCAACCTTGAGGTAGGCGACCGGCGGCGAGCCGCCGTCGTTCGCATTCAGGCTCAGCACGTTGTCGTCCACCGCGTAGACCGTGGCGCCAATGTGGCTGTGATCCGCGGTCGGCACGGTCAGCGGGAAGATGCCGCGGCGCGGCTCCAGCAGAATGTCGCGGTCGGCGCCGGCGCTGTTGTTGGCGTCGGTCGGCACCAGGCCAACCACCGCCACGGCGCCCGAGGCGCCCGGCTTGGTCGCCAGGCCGGTGGCGGTCACCGCCATGATGGCGTCGCGGTACAGGGTGGTGCTGGCCTTCACGCCGTAGCGGAACGCCTTGGTGGCGCGCTGCGGCAGGTTGCGGCCGGCGGTGAGATTGGCCATGGCTCAGCCCTCCTCGCCCAGCACCAGCACGGGGCCGGTGCCCCGGGCGCGCTGCGCGCGATACGCCTCGGGGTCCACGCCCATCAGGGCAATCACCTGCTCGTCGTCGGCGGTCAGCCCCGTGGCCGCGGGCTTCTGGTTGGCGGACATGCCGCCGGCGTTCAGGTTCGGCATCGCCGCCATCATCTCCTCGGTACGGGTGGGGTTGGCCATGTGCAGCTCCACCCAATGGGCACGCTGCGCGTTGATCCCGCCGCGGCCCTCGCGGATCGCGGCAACGGCATCATCG